GGGTTTGCGGCAACAAGGGGGTGACAAGACGTTACGGCTATACGATATCGCCGACGATCTCTCCCTCGATTCTAAACTCAATTTCACTTTGAGACATTTTAAAGAACGTATAAATATATATGATGACCAACAATTTGATTATGAAATTAAAAGGATAAACTTAAAATGAATTTAGATTCTTATAAAGTTTTGAAATTGTCTAACGGCGAAATGATTGTGTGTGAACTAAACGCTCACGATGATATGATGTACGACATTATGAATCCATTAAAAATGGATGTTGTTCCAATACAGAACCGAATAGGTGAAGTGGGGGAAACTTTGAACTTGACGCCTTGGATGCATCATTTTACAGACCAAAAGTATTTCAATATAGATAAGAGTCAGTGTATCTTGATAGCTGATGCCTCCGTAGGATTATCAAAGTATTATGAATATGTGATGCTTAGAATTGATGCTGATTGGGACGGTAGTAATAACCTAATTCCAGAAGAAGATATGGATGAAGAGGTATATGATGACCTTCTAAGAGAAGCTAAAGTAGATTCTAAACTCATTCATTGAAGACTCCACATAGTAATAATAGACAAATTTTGACCCTTTGTCAAGTCCCCTTATGGGTCTTGACAATTATATTCTATTAGTGTATTATTAGTATAATGATAATTGAGAGGAGTTTAAATGGCAAAGAAAAAAAGTATTCATTATGTCGATAATAAAGAATTTCTACGAGCAATGATTGAATGGCGTGAAGGATATGACCTTGCTGAAAAGAATGAAATTCAAACGCCACCTGTTACAGATTACATTGGTGAGTGTTTTCTAAAAATTGCTACTCACCTATCTTACAAACCAAACTTTATTAATTATACATACAGAGAAGATATGATTTCTGATGGTATTGAAAACTGTTTGCAATATGTTAAAAACTTTAATCCAGAAAAATCTAATAATCCTTTTGCGTATTTTACACAAATAATCTATTATGCTTTTCTTAGACGAATTGCGAAAGAGAAAAAGCAAAGTCATGTAAGAAACAAAATGATTGAGCGAGATGCATACGATTCATTTACTACAATGGAAGGAGATGATTCTTCTTATTATGTTGAAGGGATTGATACAAAATTGTTTTTACCGGAAGAAGATGTTTATAAACCAAAGAAAAAAGAACCAGCAAAGAAAAAAGGGTTAGAAATTTTTATGGAGGATAGTGATGGAAAGTCCGTATCCTAATTTAACTTTTACTTTTATGAACTTCTTTCTACTCAACTTTAAAGACCTGAAAGAAAAAACACTTCTTGAAATTGGTTCTGGGAGATCAACTGCTTTTTGGTCAAATCATTTTAAATCAGTGTATAGTTATGAGAATGATCCACAATGGGCATCTATGGATGTAGCTGAAAATGTAGATTTGGTTTTATATAATCCCACAACTATATTTGATGATGATTTATTTAAACATAGAGTCAGCACTAGTGATTTTATTATTGTAGATAATAATCCAAAGGTTTTGTCAAGAGAATTATTTTGTAAGTTTGTGGAGAAACATCAAAAAAGTAACAGCCAAGTCATTCTCGATAATGGCACATGGAACTTAGATGCGTATAATTTTATGTTGGGTAAATATTTCTGTATGGATTTCCCCGGCAAAAACAAAGGTAAAGGGACAACGGTGACCTCTTTATTCTTTGGAAAAAAGACAAGTAAGTATTTCGATCCAGAACAAATAAAGATATGGGAGAAAGATTCTTGAAAATTGCACTAATTACTGATACCCATTTTGGGGCAAGAAATGACAACGCAAATTTTAATGAATATTTTTATAAATTCTATGAGGGTGTGTTCTTTCCATATTTACACCAGCACAATATAAAAACTTGTATTCATTTAGGCGATGTTATGGACCGTAGGAAATTTGTTTCGTATAAGACTGCGAAAGATTTTCGTGAAAGATTCATATTACCATTCAGTCAGCTGAAGGTTAATTTACACATGTTAGTTGGGAACCATGACACCTTTTATAAGAACACCAACGATGTGAACTCACTACAGGAGCTTGTAGACGGTAAATTCCGTAACATTAAGGTATATCCAGAAGCACAAGAGGTAGAGTTCGATGGGTGTAAAATTCTTTTCATGCCTTGGATTAATAGTCAAAACTATATTCATTCTATGGGTATGATTGATGAAACCTCTGCTCAAATCTGTATGGGTCATTTGGAGTTGAATGGCTTTGAAATGCAGAAGGGTATGTATATGGATCATGGCTGGGACAAACAAGAATTTAGAAAGTTTGATACAGTTATGAGTGGACATTATCATCATAAGTCAGATGATGGACAAGTATATTATCTCGGCACACCATATGAAATTTACTGGAATGATTGGGAAGACCCAAAAGGGTTTCATATATTTGATACAGAGACAAGAGAACTTGAACGCATTGTAAATCCATACAATATCTTTTCCAAGATTTACTATGATGATACAGTGTCAGCATTCGATGACAATCATGATATGTCGGCCTACAAGAATAAGTATGTGAAACTGGTGGTAGTCAATAAGAAAGATTTGTTCCAATTCGATAGATTTGTAGATAAGCTCTTGGCCGCAGACTGTCATGATGTTAAGATCGTTGAAGACTTTTCAGAGATGGATGCAAGTAATGTATCTGATGATATTGTTGAGAACTCAGAAGATACGATGACATTGCTGGAAAAATATATTGACGAGTTGCCCGTAGACCTAAGTAAAGATAGACTGAAGAATACAATGAGAACTTTATATACTGAAGCACAGGATTTAGAAATTTGATCACTTTTGAATGCGTTAGGTGGAAGAACTTTTTATCAACTGGAAATAATTTTACCGAAATACAACTAAACAAACAATCAACTACACTGATTATTGGTGAGAACGGCGCAGGGAAATCTACTGTGCTTGACGCACTATGCTTTGGGTTGTTCGGCAAACCTTTTCGTAACATCAACAAACCACAACTTCTCAATACTGTTAATGCTAGTGGATGTATTGTTGAGGTGGAGTTTAGAGTTGGTGGTAAAAAAGTAAAGGTTATTCGTGGCATCAAACCAAATGTGTTTGAGATTTACATCAATGATAAGATGTATAATCAGGATGCAAATTCCAGAGATTACCAGAAGTATCTAGAACAACAGATTCTAAAATTGAACTATCGTAGTTTTACACAGGTTGTTATTCTTGGTTCATCTACATTCGTTCCTTTCATGCAGTTGAAGGCACGGCATCGTAGAGATGTTGTTGAAGAGATTTTGGATATTCAAATCTTTTCTTTGATGAATATGATACTCAAGCAGAAACTAAAAACAATTGATGATAGTATGAAGGACATTCGTTACAAGGCTGAACTAACTTCAGAAAAGATTTCTCTGAAAGAAAAATATATTGAGGACTTACAAGAAAACAAAAGAAAACTTTTGGTTGAAAAAACAACTTTAATTTCTGGTAATGAAGAAGAAGTTTTTAAAAAGAAAAGAAGGATTGCTGACCTTCAAGATGATATTGCGGTTATGCATGAGAAGATATCTGATTCCTCAAAGGTTGAAGAGAAGTTCACTAAGTTAAAGGACATTCAATCCCAACTGAAAGAAAAACATAGGGCACACAGTAGACTTGTTGGATTCTTTGAATCTAATGAGGATTGCCCTACTTGTCAACAGCACATTGATGAGATTTTCAAGTCTGATATAGTTGATAAAAAGAAAACTGAAGCCGATAAGTTGTCTAAAGGAATGAATGACCTTAAAGATGAATTGAATGCAACTAAAGCAAAGATTGCTATAATCAATGAAGTCAATCAGGATATACAATCAAACAATGTTGAGATTGCAAAAGAGAATAGTTCTATGTCTCAGTTACAAAAATTCAATGCAACATTGCAATCAGAGGTAGACCATTTAGAAAATGGACATGTTGAGAATACAGATCACACTGATTTGAAAAAACTGAAAGAAGAGATTGTAACTCTTGACGAATTGAAATCTAAGTTGCGAGAAGATAAAACTTATGCCGAAGCATCCAGAAATATGCTTCAAGATACTGGCATCAAAACTAAAATCATCAAGCAGTATCTTCCTATTATGAATAAGTTGATTAACACCTACCTCACATCTATGGAGTTCTACATTAACTTTACACTGAATGAGAATTTTGAAGAGAACATCAAGTCACGATATCGTGATGAATTTACATACGACTCATTTAGTGAAGGTGAAAAGATGCGTATTGACCTTGCACTGTTGTTCACTTGGAGAGCAGTTGCAAAGATGAAGAACAGCACCAATACCAATCTGCTCATTCTAGATGAAATCTTTGATAGCTCATTGGATGGCACAGGCACAGATGAGTTCCTAAAGATTCTCAATACACTGGGTGATGAGAATGTATTTGTAATCAGTCACAAACAGGATGCCCTCGCAGACAAGTTTAGAGACACAATACGATTTGAGAAGGTCAAAAACTTTAGTCATGTTGTTGATTGACAATTGGCCTGATACACCAAGTAGCACTAGTAATGAAGATTGCTATTTTTTATATGAAACGTGTTTGGAGTATAATCCAAAAAAGATATTAGAGATTGGAACCTTAGTTGGTAAATCTGCATATGCTATGGCTCTTGGTAGTGATTGCGAAATACATACCGTAGACAAAAATAGAGACAGGTTTATTGTTCATGAAGGTTTTGATAGAATTATAAGATATCCTAACACAGAAAGCATGGAGTTTTGGGATAATGATATATCTGGATTTGATTTTGTATTTGTTGATGGATGGTTGAAATTTGAAGATTGTGAAAATATATTTGAAAAAACACTTGACAAGTTCTGGTTTTTGTGTCATGATTATATATTGAATGATAAAGGTGAAGAAGTAGTAAATAGAATGTTGGAAGAAGGCATGAAACGAGATTATGATTTTAAAATATCTCAGGGAGGGGAGTGTACTGCTCTAGTGAAATTTGAAAAATAAAATAGATTACAATCAAATTATTGAAAATTTAAAACAAGTTCATGATCCAGAAATCAGTATTAATGTATATGACCTTGGTTTAATATATGACATAAAGGTTGAGGAGAAAAACGCATGGGTCACCATCACCCACACGCTCACAAGTGCTTGGTGTGGTTTTGCAGATGAGATTACAGAGAATATTAGACAAGCTGGATATGCGCCGGGAGTAGAACATGTTGAGGTCATAACAACATTTGAACCTCCCTTTACTATGGAATCTGTTTCAGAAGAAGTAAGAATGATGATGGGTTGGTAATAATGGGCAAACGCTCGGACTTTGAACGCAAACCTAGAGACTTCTATCCTACGCCGATGGAAGCAGTGAAACCTCTATTACCACATTTACCAGAAGGATTTACATTTGCAGAACCTTGTGCTGGTAATGGTGCGTTAATAGAACATTTAGAGAACAAAGGTACTTGTATGTGGGCAAGTGATATTGAACCACAAGCCAAAGGAATACATACAAGTCCATATGACAAATTAGAATTTGAGCAACTTATTGAATCCGACTATATAATAACAAACCCACCGTGGAACAGAAAGATATTGCATCCTATGATTGCATTTTTCACACTACGGAAAGACACTTGGTTATTGTTTGATTCGGATTGGATGCATACGAAGCAGAGTCGTCACTATATGCCGTTCTGTAGAAAAATTGTAAGTGTGGGCAGAATCAAGTGGTTTGGTAATATGACAGGCAAGGACAATTGTGCTTGGTATTTGTTTTCAATTGAAACTGGACCCACAGAATTTATTGGAAGAGTGTGATATAAATATCACACATTGACCTAAAATCAAATAAAACGATATAGAATGCTACTTTATGTTTGACAATATCACTTCTACATGCGATAATGTGTATAGTGAGAAAACAAACGAGGTTGCTATGACTAATAACGAACTCAAGACCTTCATGAATGACCTTTGGGGTGCCGAAGGCGACTTTATTGACACGCCTCTTGGTAGGGGTCGCATTGAGAACGTCCGTACCAAAGCGGGTATTGACCTTGAAGTGATGGTCAAAATCCCCAACATTGACGGATTCACCCTGTTTTCTGGTCTGAAATTATTTGAGTTTGATGCTTAAATAATTGTTGACAATATCCTTTCTACATGGTAGTATTAGATATGATGAAAAACAAAAACACAATCGCTCGCCTTCTTGCTGAAGAAGATATCCATGTCGTTAACAAGGCAATGGATACCGCATACTTCAATATCAAGAAGCGTGAGCTTGGTCTTCCGATTTGGAAAGATGAAATCTCCAAAGACGAAGAAGAGTTGATGGTGTGCCATGAGATTGGTCACTCTCTCTGGACTTCAATGGGTATGCTTGATAAAGCAGCCGAGCGCAAACTGAATCACTCCTTTGTGAATATCCTTGAGGATGCTCGCATTGAGAAGTTCGTAAAGCGCAAGTATCCCGGCTCTGTCAATCTGTTCAAGAAGGGTTATACCGCTCTTGCTGCCCGTGACTTTTTCGGGATTGCAAATGAGGATGTAAATGCTCAGAACTTGATTGACCGCATAAATCTGTATTTCAAGATGATGCCGGGTGTTGTGTTCTCTGATGTTGAGAAAGTCTTTGTTAACCGTGCCGAAAGACTCGAAACGGAAGATGAGGTTCTTGACCTCGCT